GAGACCCACCACGGAACAAGAACACGCGATCAAACGCTTGTATCATGTCGGTATCGCTAGTGACGGATTGACCTGCAGGATATTTAATATCTTGCGTGGTGTATTCACTTTGATTACTAAGAGTAACTAAGATAGCCTTAGTATCCAATGCCAGCACGATGCTTTCTGAATTGCCTGTGTTTGGATCACTAAACAAGCAAGATGCTCGGACGTTGACGTTAGCGGCATCGTTAATTGGAGTTGTGGACAATGTGCCAGTCTGGTCGCTGATAGATGTTAATCCAGCTACGGAATACGTCAGCGTATCAACACTAGCCACGGTCAACGAAAAGTCACCGTTCATCTCGACATTGCCGACAAGTCCAGTAATCCTTCCTAGTGCCGTGCCAGTCAACCCGTGACCTGTAATCGTAATCGTAACCACGCCAGCAGTTACACTAGCGGCAGTAATGCTCTTCGCAGAATCAATCAGAAAGAACGGCAACTGTAACGGACTGCCACCACTCGTCAACGATCTAGTCCTAGCTAGGATGCCTCTGCGTGGCTTCCAGTATCCTTCCATTCTGCCATTCAACGACTCACGCACCTCACCAACTTCTAGCTGATTCAACTGCAATCGCTGATTCACACTCAGAAACCCACCATCCCCATCTGAGGATTGGGCTTCGTCCATCGCACTGCCACTCTGTGCAAACTGACTCATTATGCGTAATAGGCAATAACGGAGCCGCTGGTAAGTGCAACCCCAGAAAATTTACCACCAATTCCAATACCAGCAGGGACAGTAACACCAACAATGTCTTCTATTGATAAGATGTTAGTAGATCCAATATCGCTAAACACTGTGTCTGTAATAACTTGAATCCAACGGAAGTTACCAGTGACAGCTCCAGTTGAGGAGTTGATATACTGACCGCCACCTTGTCCTTGTAAATCGTAGCTAATAGGGCTGCTCATGCGCGTGTTTTATCATTTTGTGAGGATTTGTCAAGTAGCCATTTAGGCGTTTTTTCGGAGGGTTCGCACTTTAGGCATTTTTTCGGAGGGTGGGGAATCAATAGCTATAACCGCAGCCACCGCACCCGCGACCCCCTCCCCCCTGTTCATCCTCACACTACTCACCCGCACACCTAGCAAATCAAACGCTTGTATCAATCACCCGCTTGATCTGCACCGGAACAGCAGCACCGCTCGAGACAGCACCGGGACAGCACCGGGACGATCGCTCGCATCACCGGACCGACAGCACCGGAACAGCCGGAACAGCAGCACCGCTTGAGACAGCACCGCTCGAGATGCAGCACCGGAGCACCGGAACAGCACCGTATAAAACGTACGCTTGAATCACTCGCTTGAATTGCCGGCACGCTGTCCATGCATCGCAGGAGCATCGCGCGGAATCTAACGGAAATTATTTGCTTGACATGTTTTGAAAAAGCTGTTTAAAATCGGTACAAGAAACACTGGTTGTTAATGCACTGATGACATCCGTTGCTTGCCAGGTAATGAGCGTGTGTTGATGATTATTTTTAGAGTGAGTGAATAGGTTTCTGAGATGCCTTGATTCTCTCCTTGCTTCTCCCTGATGATTCTCTCGCTTGATTCTCTGCCGATCAGCCTGAAAATGATTGTTTGCTCTCTGTTTTCCTCGCTTGTTGCTAGCAATGCTGAAAAAATCTTCTGCAATAAACCCTTGAGAATCAACAGAAAAGAAGAAAAGTAAAAATAGTTGTAAAAATGTTGTAGACAATGCCGCGATATTTGGTAAGTTCTTCCCGCCGCGACGAATAAAGCGGTGAGCACAACCACAACTTGAACATGAATATGACACCATTACAGACACTTAGAAAACACGTTACTGGCAAGATTGAGAGCGGACACGCCATTGCCATCGTGGGAATACCCGCCAAGCCTCGCTATGAACTGCTGGATGACATGGAATGCGTAGTGGCAACCGCTGACAGGTTGCAAGACTTAGCCTATGCCACCGCTTTACAATACAATCGCCGCCCGATGGTTTACGACACTATCACTGGCAAGACTTGCGCCGTCCCTGAAATTGAAACAAGCCACTGATGAGCCTAGGCAATAGGCGAAACCCGAAAGGGTCTGGCAATGCCAATTAACTACAACTACAACTTGAACATGAATATGACAACACAACACGACAACACGACACAAGCCGCCCTTGCCATCATCGCAGCAAGCCCCGCAACATCCGCATGGAAGCGCGGGGTCAAAGCATACGCGCTCGAAATGGTTGAGGCACTAGCCGACCAGCTGGACCCGACCTATAGCCCCGAAAAGCTCCTGAATGGCGCGGCAAACTGGAGCGCGTTCTCTTACGGAGGAAACGCTCTTATTTACAACGCCGACATTGCAGAGAGACTCTGCAGCCCGTCAGAGCTGAAGCGCACCAAGAACGGCGACAACCAGCCGAACAAAACCGAGACATGGCTCGACGTGCAAACGCGCGCCCTACACCAAGCCGCGAGCTTGATTGATTCCGCTTACAGACGCACCGAGAGACAAGCCCCAGTGCCAGCCACGGAACGCCCAGGCGACCACGCCGCAGCACTCGCGGAGGAATGGGGCTGCAACTACTCAGACGCGCTAGTATATTGCAACTGCGATTGATTGCCTTGCCCGTTGCTCTCTCGTCACAGAGAGGGCATAGGGCGGGACAAACACCGCAACACAACACACAGACAAAATGAAAACTACTATTACAAAATCCGCAGCCATCAAACACGCTCGCCAAAACGTATCAACACTGTCGATCTTTGGGGGTCAATACCGATTTGCAACCTACGATGCGAAAATGAGCGCATGGTGGGAGCATGTCCCGAAGCAATTCCATGCTGCCGCTTTCGACCGCTCGCAGGCACTTATTGATGCCGCCCGTGACTATCTCGATTTGCCATGCGTGCAATATGACGGTGGTGCATGGACCGACTATGTTTAACCTACACTATCACAGAAACCGTACACAGCACAACACAGACCACTATGCAACCAACTTGCTCACTAATCCGCCGCCCGCTCCCGCGCCGTAACCCTATCAAAACCGCTGCCATAGCACTATCACGCGCCCTCTACTATGCCGCCGCCGTAACGTTCGGAGCTTTGCTCTGTGCTGCCCTTGTGGTGGTGGTAACGGCTCTTTAATACTCAACACAACACAAGAAATATGCAAACGATAACAGGCAACACATACCCCGTAAAAGATGCCATAAAGGCACTAGGCGGCAAATGGAACAAACTAGCCAAAGGCTGGGATGTTCCCGACGAGGTAGCAGACGAGGCGCGCGCCTTAGTCTCCGGCGCACCAAACCGGAGCCACAGCCACAGATATGACAAAACCACATTTTACCGCATGAACACCGGAGCGGTGATTTACCGCAACAGATCCGGTATGTGCGAAGATGCGCCATGCTGCGGTTGCTGCGGCACAGATAGCCACTGATGAGATCCCACCGCACACACACACCACAACCATGAAGCAAATCACCTACGAAAAAGCAGAGCAATTAGCTCTCAAGAACCCTTACGAGCTGTCATTCGAGATTGATTGCTGCGAAACGGAATGGGTCGCCAACAATGCGCGCGCCATCGCATCTATTGAGAGTAAACGCCGCGACAAAACTAATGCCGGCGAATGGCTCAAGGGCTGGAAGCATGAGATGAAACGAGCGAGCGCAGCACAAGCAAAAGCAGACATTGTTCGGAAATTCATCTCTCAAAAATGCGTTGTAATGGAAGGCGCGTTGTGGCTGAATGACTGGCAATTGATTTGCGAGCTTGAGGAAAAACGCCACTGATGAGATCCAGGCAAAGATCGAAACACCCTGCGGGGTGTATGGCACAAGCCAATTACAACATGACACTATACCAAAAAACAGAAGACCCCCTCGTTATTGTCACCGACAGCAAGACAAAAGACGTGCAGACGAAAAAACTCACTGGCACTTATTTCCGAATCATTCCCCCTGCAAATGATCGCGTGAATTGGGTGTTAACCTGCTCAGAAATGCACGTTGATAGATGGGCATCAGCTACAGACTCCACTATGATCATTTCCGAGAATCTGCGCAAACAACTAGTCGCCCTTTTCTCATGCTGATCGACAACAAAAGCGCATTGATACAATCCGTTGCGGACGTTCTCGGGGTGACTCCTGAGGCCATCGCGGGCAAGCGTAAACGGTTCTCCGAGGCTCTCGCAAGGCAGATCGTCATGACGTTATGGAGTGAGGCTCACTCGCTCCAGGACTCAGCCGAAATCGTGAACCGAACCCATCACACAGCAGCATTTTACGCACGGAAAAAGACTTATGAACGCTTGCACTATTGCGAGAAGTCAAAGGAACGAATGCGCAAGATATTGGAAAAATACTCACAAATTACACTTGAACAAGGACAAAATAACTACTAAAACACTCTTGTGCGGGGGAATTCGCACTATCACAACACCAAAATAAATGAACCTAGAACACAGCACACCAGAATTGTTCACCGCGCTCGCTAAAATGCAAGGTGAAGTAGAAAACGCCACAAAAGGCTCGCTAAATCCACATTTCAAATCGAAATATGCGGATCTTGCCGAAGTCCTGAACACTGTTCGCCCCGTCTTGGCGGCGAATGGACTATCAGTCATCCAGTCGCCATCGTTTGACGGCGCAATCTGTCACGTGACGACCACTATCGCCCACAGCGGTGGAGGGTATATCTTCGGCACCATGTCATGCGTCCCAGCTAAGATGGACGGGCAAGGCGTGGGAGCAGCAACGACCTATCTTCGACGCTATTCGCTCGCAGCAGTCTGTGGGGTAGCACAGGAGGACGATGACGGGCAATCTGCCGCGCATAACCGTCCCGCAGTCTACCCGCTCATTTCCAGCGGTGAAGCTGCCAGAATTCGCGAAAACATCGAAGCTCTTGCTATCGACGAACCCGCATTTTTGAAGCACTACGGGGTCACATCCGTAGCACAGTTGACCACTGACAAAATTGCCAGCATCGACAAAGCATTTGCAATTAAAGCCAAGGCAAAACCATGAAAAACGCAACTATTGAATACAACTTGGGTCGAGCGTATTACTCACGCTCCGCATCACCGACGAACCTGTCAGCACCTGTCAGCAAGTCTCTACTATGGGATTTCAACCAATCACCCTACAAATGGCGGCACAGCACAGGAAAAGAGTCGACCCGCGCTATGGATTTAGGAACGCTGATTCATGCGGCAATCCTAGAGCCAAACATCCCGCTGGATGTAGTTGCAGCGGTGTCCCCTTACTCTGACTTCAGAACGAAAGCCGCGCAGGAATGGCGTGACGATGCGCGAGCGATGGGGAAAATGATTGCCACAGATGCCGACATTCGCGCCGCCAGTGGGTGTGAAGCGGTCTTTTCCGAGGACTACGCACAACGCTTTGCAGGTAGCTACAAATCCGAGGTGGCAGTCTTTGCCACTATCGGGGCAACGGAGATTAAGGGCATGATTGACCTCGTGCCTGATAGTCTCGATTTGCTGGTAGATTTGAAAACTACTGCGAAAATCGGGAGTCTGCGCAACATTACCAACACTATCATCGACCGAGGTTATCACTGGCAAGCTGCGTTATATCTCGACCTGTGGAATGCAGCCAGCGGAGAGAAGCGCACACGCTTTGTGATATGCTTCATAGAGGTGGATGCACCGCATGAATCGGCATGGGTGGAAGTCTCACCCGAACTGATTGAGGCAGGGCGCATCGGTTACATGAACGCACTTGCGAAATGGCAAGCTTGCTGCGCTACGGACACATGGCCGCGCCAGCATGAGGGGATTGCCACTATCGAGAAACCCGCTTACCTGTAAACCAAAAAGAGGGGGCGCGCATCTCACACAACGCGCTTTATATTATGAAGAAAAAATATGATGCAGTCGCCACCGTGGGCAAATACACGAAGGACGGAATAGAGAAAAAGCGTTATTTGACCGTGGGAGCGGTCTTCGAGAGCGACGAGGGTAAACTTACCCTAAAGCTGGAGGGAGTGCCTGTATCGCCCGATTGGAGCGGTTGGATCGCATTCTACGAGCCAAAGTTGGGTTACACTGGAACAACTGAGAACGATCCACCACCATTCTGATGAGCATATTCGACGACACGCCGCTGGAAATCGGAACGCAATACTACGATAAGGAAATCATCGGGTGGAATCCTGACGAGAGAAAATATCTAGTTGCTTGCCCACGCTTTCGCACGAAGGAGCTTTGGCTTTCTAAAGAGAAGGTAGATGCTGAATATGGAAACAGTCTCATGGCAGGAGTAGAGTGCCGTGAGTCGAAGCCAGGGAGCAGCTACAACACCCGATATTTCAGGAGCCGAGTCGATGCTCCAGAGTGAAAAAATAATCTTGCATACACCCACCTAATAACGCAACTTAATTACATGAAGCAGCCGCCAACATACACCCCAGAAGAAGCTGATAAAGCTGGATTCAAGTCGATCACCACGCTTTATTTCTTCAACGATGAGGCAGACATGCAGTATTTATCTGTTGTGCTGTCGGACATGGCAAATGTTAAACATTGCCTGATAAAAACGCTCCGAGGAGTGGAGGTAGCGAGGCTTAAAACTGAGATCCTATGAACTTATTCCCAGAATTACCAGAAGAAGAATCACCCCGCCTGAAATGGATGAAAACCAAAAACATCCACACGTTGAAAGCTAGAGACAACAGATGGGTTGCCTACAAAAGCGAGACACAGCACAACTTTACTGACGAGGATGAGATTGATGCTGTTGTCGGTCTTGCTAAAAAGCTGAAAATAAAACTTTGGAAAGAGTGATTGACACAGTCCCCGATTGCGCTACGTTTCTCTCGGACTGAGTTTGACACTCGGTGCTAACTAACTTGCTTCCAGACCCCGCTAGAACCCCACTAGCGGGGTTTTTATTCTTTTCATAGGGATAAATCTTTTTCAGCACTGGCAATCACTTCTTCGAGAGTTTCACCATCAAACTGCATTACGCCATCAACCTCCCCAAGCATCACTGGTGAATCATTCCCCAGCATGAATCTCCAGGTGCCATCTTCCCACCGATAAAGACAAAGCTCCTTATGCCCTGATTTATTTATGATTTCATTCAATCTGCTTTGTAGTGTCATTTTGCTTCTTCTATGCTGTTTATTATTTTATCAATTTTTGTCGCCACTTCAATGCTTCCACAGCACCC